AAACCGTCCACTGTCAACTCTTAACACAAATGAGATTCAGAAATTCTATAATGCGGTAAAGAAAAACGGGCGCGTTCATGCGGACAAAGAGCACGGCACGGAACTCGCTGATAGTATGATCAGAAAAATTCATATGCTACTCCATGAGTCGCTTGAAACAGCAGTACGGCAGCGATTAGTTGTAAACAATCCGACCAACGGAACGACCATTCCCAAGAACAACTACCCTGCTAAACAAATTCTAAATGACGAGCAGCTCGACAGATTTATGGAAGTTATAAAATCCGATGAACGATGGTACGATTTTTTCTACACCGAACTTACAACAGGACTGCGCCGAGGTGAGATATGCGGACTTCGGTGGGAGGACTTCGACGAGCAGAATGGCAGGCTAAAAATACGTCGCAGCGTTGGCAGAATTAAAAACGGCGTTCTCCCAATCGGCGAAACCAAGACAGAAACGGGTATGCGTGAGATCTTGCTGCCGCCAAGTACGGTTGAATTGCTATCAAAGCGAAAAGAAAACGCAATCGGTGATTGGGTATTTTCAAACTTCTATCACCCCGAGGAACCACTCAATCCGCAGAGTGCTTATACACACTTGAAAGTGCTTCTCAAAAAAGCAGAACTGCCTCTGATACGTTTCCATGACCTGCGGCACCCGTATGTCAAGTACACGACAAAAAATAATTGTGATAATTTGATGAAAATTTTCGTCTATACAGAACCCATCAGAAGAATGTGCGCGAAAGGTACTCAATTTCAATCCTGTTGTCGGGGAAAACGTAAACCCGCTATATCAGCAAGTCTACAAGAGAATTTGTTAGCGTGTCGGCGGCGTTCAGTTCGTCGGCTATTTTCTTTTGCCGCAGACTTTCCTCGTATTCCTCACGCGCCGATTTTGCTTGCTCCGCAGCCGCCGATATAATGTTTTTCGTATCGGCAATCAATACGTCCGTTTCCGATTTACGAGCCTTGTATTCATCGCTGCCAAGCTCACCGAGAACAAACTGCTCATAGAGTTCGCGCTTGCGCTCCTGCAAATCACACAGCCTTTTCGTGTGTTCCACTTGATGTGACGCGGATAATTCGGCAGACTTCAAATCACGATTTCCGAGGACGCAGCTTGCTTGTGAGCGTATCGTATCAAACACAGCCGCTTTTAAATCCTTAATCGGAATGGATAAGCCGTGACAAGCCATTTCCGAGATTTTTTCAGAAAATCTGCACTTGAAATGCCGCCCGTTACTCACATTCATAGCGTGGTCGCAGCACCCGCAAAAAACCTTGCCTCGGAGAAGATAATCACGCTGTTGCTTATTCGGCAGCTTGAATTTGTGTATTTTGCTTTTCGCAAGCTCAAACAGTTCCCGACTTATAAGCGGCTCGTGGTGGTCGGGAATTTTTATCCACTCGCTTTCATCATTCAAGCGAAAGTGCGTACTGCCGATTTCAACGGAGTGACGCTTGTTTACGACATACATTCCCGTGTATCGTTCGTCAGCTAAAATTCGCAGAACCGTTGACAATTCCCATACACCGTTTACGCGGGAAACATCGTACGTTTTGTTTCCCCGCATTACCTTGACCTCGCCGGGTGTCGGGATTTTCAGTTCGTATAGCTTATGAGCAATTTGGGTAGCGTTTAAGCCGTTTGCCGCCCACTCAAAAATCCTGCGGACATTATCGGCTGTTTCCTCATCGGGAATTAACCGTCCATCCGCGCCCTTTTGGTAGCCATACGGACAAACCTTGCTCTGATACTCGCCGCGCTTCATTCGCGCGAGTTTTGCGGTCTTGGATTTAACCGACATATCGCGGCTGTAACACTCGTTGATGAGATACTTGAAAGCAATATCCATACCGCCCGTATCGCCCTTGTGTTCCGCGCTGTCAAAGCTGTCGCTGACCGATATAAACCGAACGTGGTACAGCGGAAAGACCTTTTGAATGAAATATCCCGTTTCAATTGAATTTCGCCCAAAACGTGAGAAGTCCTTAACAAGGATACAACAGACTTCGCCCGACCTCACCATATCCAAAAGCCGCTGAACGGCGGGACGCTCGAAATTCGTTCCCGTATGCCCGTTGTCGATAAATTCCTCGATTTCACAAGCCGCAAATTCGGGGAGCGACATTGCCTTCTCACGGAGAATTTTCTGCTGATTTTCCACGCTTAAGCTGTCGTATTTTTCGTCCTCAAGCGAGAGCCTTATGTAAAGCGCTATTTTGTTCATTATAGGCTCTCCTTTCTCCGAAAAATAATGTTGATTTCGTGGTCGTGACTTATCTCGATACGTTCAACCAAGCTGTTCAGCAAATCCGCTGAAAGGGCTTTGCTTTCTCGAAACAGCTTTGCGCAATCCCGCGCTTCGGCGGCTTGCTTCTGCCGTGTTTCAAGCTGTTCAATCTCGGAATTTATCGCGTCAATTTCCGCTTTCAATTCCGTTACTTTTGCCGCATAGCCGTTCTTAAATTCCGCGTAATCCTCGCTTGAAATTATCCCGCTTACAAGATTTTCATATAGCCCTCGGATAAGGCTCTGAATGCGGCTTAACTCGCGTTGCTTATCTGATTTCCGCTGTTTCAAGTCGTCCGATTTATCCGCTTCCGGAATTGACTTTTTAAGCACCGTGAGTTCGGATTTGAGCGCGTCGGAAACGAAATCAATCACTTCTTGCTCGTTGATGTTCACCCCGATACAAGCAGCTTTTGAAACCCTTGACGGCGAAATGCAATGCAGCCAATAAACATCGGGCATTGTTTTCCGCTTCGCCCTTTGACGGTGCAAGGGCTTGCCGCAATGCGGACAAAACACCAAGCCCCTAAAAATGTTTTCCGTGTACGGCTCGACGGATTTCTTCTTGTATTCCTCACGAACAGCAGTGCGTATTTTATTCGCCGTTTCAAACAACTCGCGGCTCACAATCGCTTCGTGCGTATCACATACAATTATGTACTCTTCGGGAGACGCGTTCTGCTGTTTATGCTCAACGGTTTTACTTTTGCCTTGCACCATATCGCCCGTATAAACGGGATTGTCCAAAATGCGAGCGACCGTAAAGGTTGTCCAATTCCGATTTTGTCTGTACCTTTTTTCAACCTCGCTCGTTTGGCTTTTGTAGACGCTTGACGTTACCGTTCCCATTTCGTTGAGCCGCACAGCAATGGTGTTTATGCCTATTCCGTCTGCCGCCCACTCAAATATCCGACGCACAATCGGCGCGGTTTCCTCGTCTACAATCAGCTTGTGGCAATTATCGGGAGATTTCTTGTAGCCGAACGGCGCTCTCGCTCCGATGAAGTCCCCGTCAAGCATTGCCTGATGTGCCGCCGACCTTATTTTCTTTCCGATGTCGAGCGCGTAGGCTTCATTCACCATATTTTTTAGCGGAAGAATAATCCCGCTCCGTGTGCTGTTTCCATCAGCCGTATCATAGCTGTCATTCACGGCAATAAAGCGGATTTTATGTTGAACGAAATACTTTTCTATGTAATATCCCGTGTCAATCGCGTTGCGACCGAGCCGCGACAAATCCTTGACGATAACACAGCTTACTTTGCCGCTTTCAATATCGGCAAGCATACGCTGAAAATTCGGGCGGTTGAAATTCGTTCCCGTCAGACCGTTGTCAATGTAAGTGCCGCATACGTTAAATTCGGGCTTGCCACACACGAAATCATTCAATATCAGCTGCTGATTTTCGATTGAATTACTACGTCCGTGACCGTCCTCGACCGACAATCTGATGTACAGCGCGGAATTGATACCCGCTGTTGCTATCGGCTCTGTCACGGTAGTTTTTCTGCTCTTTCGCGCCATTATCCCGCCCTCCTTTCGTCTGAAATCTGCTTGATAAAGTCTGCCGCCTTTTGGTACTCATCTTGATAGTTAAAGCGCACCTCAATTTGCTTGTCGGCGCTTATTTTTATGCTCTGTATCAGCCGCGAAACTACGCTCCTGTCGATTTCCTCCATTTCGGCGAATTGCAGAAAATGGTTAAGCCACCGATTGCGTTCGCCTCGATTTTCAAGAACCTCCGACAGCTTGCCATTCCAATCCTCGATTGCTTTCTTGATTTCCTCGGCTTTCGCGGAATACTCCTGCTTGTATTGCAAAAATTCCTCTTTTGAAAGCGCACCGCTCACAAGGCTTTCATACAAATTCCGTTTGAATTTTTCAACCCTCGCAAGCTGTTCCTCGTTGGACTTTATGTAGCCTGTGTATTCCTGCACCAAGCCTTGATTGATACGCTCACGACTTATGCTCGTGATAAGCGAATTAAGCGATACCACGCTGTTTATATGCGCTTTTAGGCTGCTCTGAACACACTCGGTCAACTCGCTTTCTTTTATCATTGACGAGGATTTACAGCCGCCCTTTTTGCCCGTCGGGCAATAGTAGTAGACATACTCCCTGCCGTTACTGCGATTTATTTTCCGTGTCATTCTGCCGCCGCAGCACCCGCAAATCAGCACTCCCGAAAACAAATAGACCTTATCGGATTGCGGGGAAGTGCGCGTGTCAAGCCCCTTCAGGCGTTGCACCAAATCAAAATCCGCTTTGTCGATTATTGCTTCGTGCGTATTCTCCACGCGCACCCAATCCTCGGAGGGTTTGAGTTCGCGTACTTTCAGCTTGAAATGTGGAGTTGTCTGCTTGCCCTGTACCATTGTTCCCGTGTATATCTCATCGCTTAAAATCCGCAAAATCGTTGTAGCAGACCACTTACATTCCTCCGTATCCGCGTAGCCGCCTTTCGCGTAGGGCAGTCCCTCGGAACGCTTATACGCAAGCGGTGAAAGGATACCCGCCTTGTTGAGTTCCTCCGCAATATGATACGCGCTTAAACCGTCAAGCCGCTTTCTGAAAATATCTCTTACAACATTCGCGGCGAACGGGTCAACGGTCAGGCTCTTGTGTTTATCGCCCGTTTTGAGATAACCGTAAACGGTGAACGCACCCACAAAATCACCGCTTCTGCGTTTAATATCAAGCGCGGAGCGGGTTTTAACGGAAATATCTCGGCTGTACGCTTCATTGATAATGTTCTTGACGGAAACGGTCAAATCATCGGGTTCATCGTTCAAGGTATCCACGTTGTCATTGATAGCGATAAACCTAACCCCATAAGCGGGGAACACTCTGCGAAGATACCTCCCTGTTTCGATATACTCACGACCAAGCCGCGACAAATCCTTGACGATAACACAATTCGCCGCGCCGCTTTTGATAAGTTCCATCATCTCCATAAATGCGGGGCGGTCATAAAGAACGCCGCTGTAACCGTCATCGACCTTTTCACAGACAACCTCAATTTCGGGGTGCTGTGCAAGGAAATCATCAATCAGCTTTCTTTGGTTGGAAACGCTGTTGCTCTCCACGGATTTGTCATCGGTGTAGGATAGGCGAATGTACTTAATCGCCTTGAATTTTTGCATAGAAAAACACTCCTTTCAGATACGGAAAATGCCCGCAATCAAAAGGAGTGTGGTTCGTCTGTTATTCAATTCTTTTTCCACTTACATTTTACCACATACCCGAACGAATGTCAAGCTGTTTCCGAGGTTATTTTATCAGGCTTTTAACGCAGTCCTCCAACGTCCGACCGTTCTCGGAGAAAACCGCCTTTACCGTGTACTTTCCGCACCTGAACAGGTACGGATTTTTTATTTGCCGAATAAAATCCGCGATACGCTCTTCTTTCGGCAGCTCGTTATTTACGGCAACTGTTCGAATATCCACCAACTCATCAGCTTCAATCATTGAATTTCCTCCTTTTCTCAAAATCGTAACATTTCGGTGCTATATGTAGCACCGCTCATTCAAATATGCTTAATCAAAAAAACAGCTTAATCGCGGTGCTATATGTAGCACCGCCATACTCTCTTGATTAAACAAATTTAATATATCAAAAACAGGTCGGACATTTCGTAATCCGTAGACGACATTCGTCCCGCCAGCGGCGAACAGTCCGACCCGTTCCGATAAACTGTATTCACGTAAAGCAAGCCGCAGGGAATTACGCAACCCGCGCATAGGGAGTTCCACCCTCTACCCATTCCTGTGGAGTAGCCGTCTGCCGGAAGTATCATTATAATTGCAGAGCTGCTTGGGATTTGTTGCGCTCGTTTCTTTACTACTTGACTTGCGTTATGGTCGTTCAGCTGATTGTCTGTAAAGGTTTTTCGTAAACTCACGCCCTCATTCGCTCCAATAGCGTAATCATTTCTCGGCGGG